AGATGGACCTTTGCAAAGCAGAGATGGGAGAAGGCGAGACGGATGGTAAGGCTCTTACACAAAACGAAGAAACAATCGCTCAGGCTATCAAATCGGCATTCGACTTTGTGACTCCGACGAAAGGCATCACTGAAGACGAGATCAACGTTATCGCACGGAAATCCGGCCGTGCCATCTCCGCCGCCAACAAGGAAAAGATCAAAGCAGTCATCAAAGCCATCGAGGACGGCCATGCCGCTCATGGCGTAGCTTCCAACAATGTAATCGCCGCCTTAAAGGACCTTATGGGTCCCGAGGGTAACGAGGGGGAGGAATATAAGGCCGCGCCGGTGCTCCCGGTTGCACCTGTGTCCCCGAATCCCAAGGTCGAGGTCAGAGACATTCGGCCCACCGATGGAACGTTCGAGGCGTTCATGGTCAACCGCCGGGTGCTTCGGACGGCTGACGCTGCCATCGGGAAAGCTCTCGAAGACCTCAACAAGAACTTCCAGAAGTTATTTCCCGCTCGCAGATAGGCCACTTCCCACAACTCAATAAATGGAAATTTCAGACAAGACCCTTGCTCAGATCACGGACAGCGTGACCAAGGGTTTCAACGGCTTCATGGAAAAAGAACTCCTCCCGAAAATGGATGAGATCTCCGTGAAGAACGCCCGCAAGGTCGTCGAGAACATGATGATCGAGCGGTACGTGCATGGACGGGACATCACCGGCCTTGACACGGAACAGAAGATCGGCTTTGCGAAGCAAGTGCAGGCCGTCTTCCGTGGCAATCGCGAGAACGCGCTCAAGGTGAAAGCCAACGAGGCTTTGATCGAAGAGCAGGATAACCGCGGCGGTTACCTCGTCGAAAACGAGGTTGCTGCAGCAATCTTGCGTATCGCGGCTTCCGTCGGAACGATCTTGAAGCAGGCGCAGCAGTGGCCCATGAAGACCGATGAGCTCGGCATCCCGAACTACACCGGCTCCTTCTTGACCGGCTCCTACGTCGGCGTCGATCTTCCCGGAACGGTAACCGGACTCACGTTTGGCCAGGCAGTTTTGATTGCCCGCAAGTGGCAACTCGCGTTCACCGTAGGCAACGACCTTTTGGCCGATGCTTCGGTACAGCTCGCGGATTGGCTCATGGCGATGGCAGGCGAGGCGCTTGCGAACATGATCGACCAGCAGGGATTCATTGGCGGTACGCCGTCAACGGCCCCCGGTCCTTTCGTCGGCATCTTGAACGCCCCGAACACGCAGGCATATTCCCTCGGTAATTCGACCACGTCCGGAAAGACCACCTTCGCGTCCTTCGACGTGATCGTGGACGCTTCGAACATGATCGGCATGCTGGAGGAATCAGTCTTGGACGGCGCTGCATTCTACATGCACCGCACCGTCTGGGCATCGCTCCGCGTGCAGAAGGGTTCGGACGGTTTGCCGATCCTCCTCTTCGGAGGTTTGGCGTCGCCCGCGACCTTGGACATCGACCCGACTGGCGGACCGATCCGCCCGGCAGGTTCGATCCTGGGCTTCCCGGTTTACACGAACCGCTGGCTCCCGCAGCTCTCCGCCACCGCAGTCAGCACGCCTTTCGTTATCTTCGGAAACATGAAAGCGGCTGCCTTCGGCGACAAGGGCGATATGCGCGTTGCGCAGTTCGAATCCGGCTCGTTCGGCGGCAAAGAGGTAGCTCTTTCCGACCAGCGCGGCATCGTCTACAAGCACCGCCATGCATTCGTGGTAGTGCTCCCTCAGGCATTCGTCGTCGCCTCGACTTCGGCTTCGTAGTTTGCTTAAGGCTTCCGGTCCTTGCGCGTTCCTCGCGCGAGGCCGGAGGCCGAGAGGACAAAATAAACCGCCCGTCGAAACTTACGTTTCGTCCCTTCCGATTAAAGTCGATGGAAGGCAGGGGCCAACACAAAAACAATCATGCGTTTCAATGCATATGATGATGTTCATCAAGTTTCGAGCATCATCCCGCAGAGCTTGACCGGTTCATCCGCCGTGGATGGCGTCGCTGTCGATACCCTCGGGTATGACAATGCGAAACTCCACGTCTACGCGGCTGAAGCCTCAGGCGCACCGTCCGCCGCTTCCGTTGTCGTCACGCTCCAGGAGAGCACGACGAGCGGTGGCACGTACGCGAACGCGCTCGACAACACGGGCACGGTCATCGGCTTCACCCTCTCCGGCCTCCAGGCCGCGGCAGGACTGAACGCCGCCCGCGTCGAAGGCCTCAACCTTAATCGGAAGCGGTTCCTTCGCATCGTGGTCACGCCCGCCTTCACCGGCGGCACGTCGCCCGCGATCCTCGCATACGGCGAACTCGTCTTCGGCAGCAATGCCCAGCAGTTACCCGTTACGTCCGCGGTTTCGAATACTTAACGGTATTCGAATCTTCGTTCCCATGGCCCTTCCGGTGAGGTAAGGGCCATGACACGAGGATTTTTCCTCGCTTCATGCCAACCGTACAAGAAACCACCTACAGTTACGCGCTTAGCACTTTAGCTAGGGTTAAGGATCGTCTCCAGATCACCCAGCCCGATTTTGATTCCGTACTTATCCGCATAATAAATGCCACGACCGATTACATCGAGCGGCAATGCGGAAAGACGGGACTTGAGAAGACACCGAACGACGGCCACTTCATGGCGAAGACCTACACGAACGAGGTCTATTCCGTCACTGGTGCGAAGCAGATCTATCTTGTGCTCCGGAACGCGCCGGTCTCCGCGCTCACGTCGTTCCAGTGGCGTGCGGGAACTCCATCGAATCCCAACTGGACTTCCTTTATCACGGACCAGTTCGAACTTCTGGAAGACGGGGCTTCCGGGATCGTACGCGTCTACGGCGTGATGCCGAGACTTTACTCGAACATGCTCCGCGCAACCTACACGGCCGGATATTTAATCGATTGGCAGAACGCAGGCAACGGCACGACGCACACCTTGCCGGCCGACCTCACGAACCTTTGCGAGAATCTTGTCGTACGGATTTTCAAACGAAGACTGCTCGACGGAAAGGCCAGCGAAAACATTCAAGGCGCTACAACGTCATGGAGGGACAAACTTGATTCATTCGACCAGGATGTGATCAACGCTTACCGCCGCGTCGGCAACGCTTTCTAATCCATGCCATTTTCCGTAACAATCCCCAACCTCGCCGCGCTCCAGTCCGCGCTTGCGAACTATCCCGCCATCGCCACGCCGATAATTCAGAACGCCGTCGTCGCGGCGCAAGCGATCCTTGCGAAGTTCACAACTGCCGCGACAGTCCCCGTGAAGTCCGGCTACCTCGTCCAGAACTGGGGATTCGATATAGGAAATCTCCAGGCCCGCTGGTACCCGAAAGCCTCTTATGCGCCCTACGTTGAGTTCGGGACGGCCCCGCACATAATTCGAGCCGTGAACGCCAAAGTCCTCGCTAATGCGAAGACAGGGCAGTTCTTTGGCCCTGTAGTTCACCACCCGGGTACAAAAGCGAACCCCTTCCTCGAAAGGATCATTTTGGCGTCTCAGCCCGACATAAACGTACTTTTCGGTCAAGCTCTCGAAAATATAACGACGGCAATCGCTTCACAAGGAAATGCCTAACCCTACCTTCGCCCAAAATATGAAGAACGCAATCATCACCGACCTACAGTCGCTCGTGACTTCCGGTGTTCTCCGCGCGGTAGCTGCAGACGACTTCACCAAGCTCAATCCTCTTGACCGCCAGTGGCCCGGCTATCCTTCGGCGCTCGTCATTCCGCCAACGGTAACGACCTCCGATTATGAAGACACCGCGACGAATCTTAGGACATACACCTGGTACATCATGGTCGTGACGACGCCCGATAACATGCCCACTACCGATCCGACCTATCTCGAAGGTTTGGTAGATTCCGTCCTCAACGTCTTCGATCTTGATTGCACCTTACAAGGGACTGCCGTCGGCGCTGTCATGCCGGCCGTGCTTGAACCGCCCGGCCCTGTCGCCTCGAACTCAGTCACCTATGTGGTTTTCTATGTGTCGCTAAAGGCCCGAGCACTTGTCCCGGCAGCCGTGAGCTCGGCCTAGCTATCCACACCCTCTCAAAAAACGAACTGCTATACTGAAACCAATCCCGCCAAATGATTTCCGACGCAAAAAATAAAGCCATGGACTCCGAAGTTCAGGACGAAGCCACCACGGTGCGTGCCGTGAGCCAGATCAAGAATGAGTACCACTTTCCCGGTTCTGGAAAATACAAGCCGATGAAGATTGTGGCGAGCAACATTGCTGAGGCGACCGAAACATGGAAGTCAAGACGAGTTCCCGTCGAAGGAGAAAACACAAATAACGAATAACTATGGCAAAAGGAATTGGCAGGCTATTAGCCTTCGGTCTTGCAAAAGAATCCACGCGCGGCACAGCGATCTCGGCTGCAACGTATTGGCTTCCCTTTGACGATCTGAGCATCGACGAGAAATTCGATAATGCCGTCGCGGACCAGGCCGTCGGCGTCGTCGAAAATGCGATCAACGAATACCGCGTCAAGAATTACGCGGACGGAAGTTTCAAAGTCCCGATGATGGACCAGAGCACCGGGCTTCTTTTCCTTTCAGTATTGGGCAGTCAGACAGTAGCCACGCACGCCGGAGAATCTGTCGTATACGACCACACGTTCACCGTCGGCGAATCGGCACAACACCCTTCACTTACTCTTTTCATACATGATCCCCTGGGCGGTACGGATTACTCGCATGCGAACGGCGTAATTCACAAGTTGGAGATCGATGCGGAACTCAAGAAGTTCGTACAGCTCTCGCTCTCGGCCCGCGCACAGAAAGGCGTTTCTCAATCCACCTTTACCCCGTCCATTCTTTCCGAGAACCGCTTCATCCCGCAGTACATGACATTCAAATATGCCACAGCAGTCTCAGGACTTTCAGGCGCGACGGCCATTGCTTTGAAATCAATCAAGCTCACGATTGACGAGAACATCGAAGACCAGGAAGTGTTAGGCAACGTCGCGCCAGCGGACTTCCTTAACAAAGAGTTCAAGGTGGAAGGCCAGCTCGAAGCAATCTATCAGAACCTTACCGATTTCAAGAACGTATCCCTTGCAACGCCGAACGTTGGACAGGCAATGCTAATCGATCTCATCAATTCCGATGTGACCATCGGCAGCGCCGCACATCCCGAACTGAAGATCACCCTCAACCAAGTGTTCTTTTCCGAATATTCCAGACCCATCAAGGTTAAGGACCTCGTCTACCAGACTGTGAAGTTCCGTGGCACCTACAAACTCGCAGACTCCGCGATGATCACGATTCTTTTGACGAATGGTGTAAGCGGGACTTACGCCTAAGGTCGAAACGAATAATCACCAATATGGCCGAAAGAAAAACCAAAACAGTAACCACTCCGTCCGGCGTTCCCGTCGAACTCAAGGAATACATCTCCGCAGGAGAGTTTCTTGACGCGACAGAAACGAAAGACGGAACCGAGATGCCCAAAGCTCAGCTTGCGAAGAAGCTCGTTGAAGCGGCAGTCAAGTCCATCAACGGTTCCCCAGACAGTATCGCGAACAACCTCCGCGAACTTCCCCTCGGAGATTATCTCTTCCTCAGTAAGGAAGTAGCAAAGCTCACCAGCGGGGATTTTACCGAGGCGAAGAATCAGTAGAGCATCTCTGGCACTCATTCTTCGCCAACGGCCGTGCCTATCTTTGGCCCGAGATGAAGGCGCTTTTGATCTGTCGGGAGTTCGGGTACACGTGGGAGGAATACCGCGCATTGCCTCAATGGTTCGTCGCGATGGCTCTTTTTATGCTCCAGGAGGAAGCCGCAGAAGCGAATCGCAAGTCGAAAGCCTAGGTTTGCCAAAACTCCGGAAATATTCTATTGATTAAGTGTAGGTCGAAAGGTCGAAAACCAATTCTCACAAATCAATGCTCCAAAATAAGAGATGCCCTAATTGCGAGCAATTCAAGGTCATTAAGGTCAGCACCCTCAGGTGGCTTTTGGCTTTCATCTTTGTCTTCGGAATCTTTATCATCACTCTTCCGTTCGAACTTATCCTGATTCCGGCCGCTATCATCGCTGCCTTGATCCCAGCCACCCGCACCACCTACGACTACTGCCGTAACTGCAAGTGGTCGAGTAAGGTCACGCCCGCAACCGTTTAAACCATCTAACCAATGGGAGAATCCGAACTTCAAATCCTCATATCCGCTGTAGACGAAGCTTCAGCAACACTTTCCGAAGTCAGTGATTCTGTCAGTGCACTAGCAGAGGATGTGGCAGCTTCGACCGGAGCCGCGGGAAACAGCTTTGCCGAGTTCGGATTGCAGGTTAACGAAACAACGGGCGAAATAACGAACGCGCTGCTTACCCAGGAGCAGTCTTTTGCGTTGGCCGCTGATATAGCACAGCAATCCTCGGCTGAGATCATCGAGCTTATGGCGTCGGAAGGGATTTCATCCCAAGAAGCCGCCGCTACCATCGCCGACGCTAATGCAACGATTGCAGCTTCCGGGGAACAGGCAGCCACCACTTCGGCGGGTGCATACGGCGGCCTCGCGGCAATTGCTGGGATTGCTTTTCTCGCGATCAAAAGCGGTATAGGCGATGCAATATCGTCAGCTCAAGAATGGGACGAAACCTCCGCCCAGATTGCGCAGATACTTCAGGACACCGGCTCTGCCATCCCGCTTTCGCAGATCCAAGCGTACGCCCAGACCGTTCAGGGCCTCACGCTATTCACGCAACAGGACGTACTTTCATCCGAGGCGCTCATCGTGAGCCACACGCAGCTCCAGGGTTCATATCAGCAAACCACCATCATGGCCGCGGATCTTGCGACCAAAATGGACACCGATCTCCCGAACGCGACGCGCATGCTCACGAACGCGCTCACTGATCCGGTTGCAGGATTAAACCAGCTCATCCGGCAGGGCAACATCGACTTCCCAGCAGCCACCGTCACGATAATCGAGAACATGGCGAAGGTCGGTGACAACGCCGGAGCCGATGCTCTTATCTTGAAAACATTACAGGATTCCATCGGCGGCGTAGCGACAGCAGCCGCGGGAGCTCAAGGCGCGGCTCTCACACAGCTCAGCAATCAACTGACTGCGATGGGCACCGTTATTGGAAACGATCTCTTGCCTCTCCTCGACGCGATGGCAAAAGACCTTGAGCCGATCATTCAAGACGTTACGGCATGGGCCGCGGAGCATCCGAAGCTTACCGACGCGATTGTCCTTGGTTCAGTAGCACTCGCAGGACTCTTGCTCCTCGTTGGACTTGTCGCTGTTGCTTTTATCGCGGTCACACCAATTGCCGCAGCGGTTGGGGTTGCTATCGCCGCGCTCACTTCCCCTATCACCCTCGTTGTCCTTGGCATCGTGGCGCTCGCCGCAGCAGTTTATTTCAACTGGAATCTCATTAAGACCGATACGGAAGAAATTTGGGGCTACATCAGCACGTTTATCACCGACACTTGGAACACGATTGAAAACACCGTGAAGACCGGCGTCAATTCTGTCATCTCCGCCATCAATGGATTCATTAACGCTCTCGATTCCATCCACATAAACATTCCCGCGATCACGATCCCCGGCACGAAGATCGGGACGCCGGCCGTGAACCTCGGATTCAATATTCCCGATATCCCGATGCTCGCTGCCGGAGGAATTGTCTTAGGCCCGACGCTCGCGATGCTCGGAGAGGCCGGTCCCGAAGCGGTCGTACCGCTTTCTTCTGGGAATGCGCCGGGCGGGCAGCAGATCGTTATAAATATAAATGGAGGAAATTATCTCGATAGCCAGGGCGCGAATATGATTGCGCAGCAGCTCGCCAAGCAAGTGCTCAGGGGTTTGAAAGTCACGAACTACGCCTTATAGCATGGCAAATCCCATCCGAGTAACAGATAACGGAACCGACATTTCTTCGAGCGTTGACTGGAAAACCATTGACGCTGTTTCGCAACTGACCAAGGACGTGGGGTCGTTCAAGTTCAACGTCCGGCAGAACGCCGCGAATCTTTCGGGCGTCACGGTCCCGGTCGTCGGCGACATCATCAATCTCTACGATTCAACCGGCCTTATCTGGGCTGGCACGGTCACCGAAACTGAAGCGACCATCGAAGGGCTCATGCTCACATGGCAAATTTCAGTGACAGATTGGGGATATTATTTCAACGGAGTCCTCGTCGCAAAGAACTACGCTCAGATGGACCCGCACGATATTGTGGTCGATATTGTGACGAACTTCGCTCCGGGCAAGGGTTTCACCACGAACCACGTGCAAAAGGGAAATTTCCTCGTTCCCTCGATCAAGTTCAACTATCAGCAACCATCCAAGGCTTTACAGTCCCTTGCGAACCTTATCGGCTGGGATTGGTATATCGATCCAAATAAGGACATCCATTTCTTCTTAGGCGACGTTGACGATGGCGTGGGCGAAGGCGGCGTTGCGCCGATCTCCGTCACTACGACGTCAGCCGAGCTCGAATGGAACTCGCTCGACGTAGATCTGAACATCACGAACATGCAGAACAGCGTGTATGTGATCGGCGGGACGTACACCAAGACATTTACGGCCGGAAATACCATCGACACCTTCATGACCGATGGCGTCGCACAGTTCTTCAGTGTCTCCTACGCCTACGAAGCAAATGCAGATGCTTTTGATACGGTCCCCTTCACCGTCACTCTAAACGGAGTGTCTCAAACCATCGGCATCGCCAACCAAGACGATCCGAGTTCCTTCCAGGTCATGTACAACGCCGCTCAGCGCTGGATTCAATTCACCGCCGGAGCGCCTTCGACGGGTCAGACGGTCAAGGCATTCGGAAGCGCGAAAGTCCCGATCATCGCCCATGCTTCGGATTCGTCGAGCATCGCAACGTACGGCGAATATCAGGGCGTGATTACCGACACGAAGATCACAAGCGTCCCAGAAGCCCAGCAACGCGCGACAGCCCAGATCCTCCAGTTCGGCCATCCCGTCTACGACGTGAAGTTCAATACCTTGGTTCCGGGATGTGCCATCGGCCAAGCCATCACCGTCAACCTTCCGGCTTTCGGGATAGATGAAATTCTCATCATCAAGAGAATCGAAGCTGTGGGATACGCCCCCGGCGCAAACGGAATGTTGGAATATGAGATCGAGTGCATCGGCTCGGATGTCGTTACTTTCACCGACCTCATGCAGAGCATCCTCCAGCAGGAAGCCAATCAGACGACAGTGGACGATTCGACAGTGAACGAGAACCTTGAGGTCATAGGCGAGCCACTCACGATCACCGACGTCGTCACACCGACCACATCATCCCGTCCGTATCATTACGGAAATGTTTC